GTCCGGCCCTGAGGACGGTTTCACGTCTATCCCTCCCCCCCATCAACCGATTGTTCATTTCAGTTGCATAGGTTCCCTCCACTCAACGTAAGGGGTTGGTACGCATGAAGTGGTGGGTTGTTGGGGTTGTTGGGTTGAGCGTGGCTATTCTCGCTCTCTGGGTTCTTTTCTTCTTTGCCTCACCGTGGCTCGCGCACCTTGCAGGTCTGGAGCAGAAGATTGGCGATGCCGGCGATTGGGGCGACGCCTTCGGTGGCTTCAATGCGCTCATCACTGCTGTTGGCTTCATCGCGGTTATTGCCACGTTCGTCATCCAATTTAACGCCCTCCGTGACCAGCAACTCGATCAACGACGTCAACAGTTTGACGTAACCTTCTTTGAGCTACTTCGCCTGATGCGCGAACTCCGAGACGAAATCACCTTCTCGCATAGCGGTGATTACCTAGCCCAAACTCAGATGAAACGACCAACGGAACCATTCCGTGGAAATCAAGCCGTATCTGCAGCCTTGGCCGAAGCTCGCTACTGGATCTTGAAGGAGCGTTCCTCGCCGACGCCGATTACACAATCGAGAGTCGCGGACCTCTACACTCAGTATATTCACAAGCGAGCAGAAAAGGGCCTCGGACCGTATTTCCGAGTGATGTACTCGATCCTATCACGAGTAAAGAAGGCAACGTTCCTGAGTGAGGCGGAGAAAGAGGAATACGGAAACCTGCTGCGCGCGCAAATGGCCAGCCATGAGGTAGCGCTAGCCGCGATCAACAGCCTCGCTCCGGTCGCTAAGGACATGAAGGACTTGCTGGCATACTTCCACTTCCTGAAATACCTCCCGCCTGGCAACTTCCGAACGTTCATGCAGCGCCTCCTACCAAAGGAAGCTTTCGAGGCTCGCGCGGAATCTTAGATTGTGGACACTTCAGCCCTGCGCTCCTCGGACTGGATGAGCCCGTCGTGGATGCGCTTGGTCACGGTCTCGATGTTGTTGATGTCCCAGAAGAGGGCCGCATCGCCGTGATGCGGGATCTTGTGGTTGGCCACCGGTGAGTTCTGATCATTGCCAGTTCCAGAGCATATCTCTCCGCTACGCTGGCAGGTGTAGAGGTCACGCTCGAAGGCCTGACGCCTGAGTCTTTCCCATCGCGGGGTGTTGTACCAGGCGCGCCATGGCTGGGTTTGGCGTCTGTGGTGGTCTCTTGCCTTCTCGCCTTGCGGTCTGCCTACAAGTGGAGGCAGCGTAGAGACCAAAGGACGGATGGTTTTAAGCTTCTTCCCCAATCAACGTCTCCGGACGCGCCGACCACTCATTGCAACTCTTCGATGTATTCGGTTAACTCACCTAGTTCAGGTGCAGCGAGGTGAGTCGGAATGCGCATGCATACCCCTTGTGAAGGATTGCGGCTGAGGCAATGCCTTGAGCTTCGGTACGACGGCTATACCCGCGTTGTCGAAGTACACGCAGTTGGGACGACCCAAGACGGAAATGACATCATGCTAGTCTGGCAGGTCCGCGGCGGCAGCAATAGCGGCGAGCGTCAAGGGTGGAAGTATTTGCGGATCGACGAGACATTCTCGATCCACGTGATCGATGAAGCATCAAGGGCGCCTCGAACAGGGTATAAGCGCGGTGACAAGAGAGTGGCCTACATGCGCTGCCAGCTGTAGCCGCATATCTTTCGAGGGAAAGTCCAGATAGGAGAATGATGGATGCGCATGAAAGTTACTATTCGAGACGAAAAGAATCCCGATAGATCTGTTGTTTTAGAATTTTCCGCTTCCGAAGAAGGTGATATTGCCACCTACGTCAAGGTCGCTGGTGACAATTTCCGGCTTGAATACCCGGAAGTAAGCTTCGAAGACAAGCTCATTTCCATTGATCGGGCCTAGCCTGCATTCAGACGGATTTCTTCCATCGTGCGGCTTACCCTTTTTTGGGGCCGCGGTGGACCGTCGCTCTGCGCACTGCACATCCACCAAATCAGTGCGCAGAACTTACCATATGGTTATGCAAATTCAAGCGGATCAGCCAAGCTTTAACAGTTGCTCCATCGTTTTCATAACCAAAGCGCGCGATGAAGGCACCCTGAGGCTGCGGGCCAAGCCACCGGCCAGCTCGGAGTGCTGAGCGTTCCGGATCTTACGGCTGGCTCTCGATGCAGCCTTCTTGACCTCGACCAGTTCCCGATCGACCTCCTCCTGCCGCATCCGCAATGCCTTCTCCAGTAAGAATTTCTGGTCCTCTTCCCAGACCATGTAGCGGAGGCGATCGATCACTTCCTGCGGGAAGCTGAACGGCTCCGATGCTTCGCCGTAGGTCCGGCTGTATTTCAAGAGCTTGCCGACGCCCTCGACAGCCTCGACAGGCACGAACTGCTGCGTTGGCAGGTTCACGAACACATATCCGGTGAAGATAGGGAAGCGGCGCTCGATCAACTTCTTGTTCCGATGATGCTTCACGACGATGCGGTAGGTTGGCATGAAGAACTCGAACCCGCCATTGGAGAGGTTGCGCTCGATGAGGCTCAGGCTCGGGGCCCTATCGTCGCTAGCAGGCGCCGATGGAGAGCGCTGAGACCCTGGCGCTGCCTTGATGGCAAACCAAAGGTCAGCGGCTGGCTTCCACTGGCCGGCCCTGCCTTCATCGTGGCGAGCCTTACGGAACCGGAGTTCCTCGGCGCGCGTCTCCTTCGCCAGCAGGCCTTCCTTGTAAGGGTTGAAGGCTCGATTGAGCGTCTGCATGTTCAAATCTTGATATCCTTCAGCTGGTTCATGATTGAGCTGCGGCGCTGTTGTCCAGCCGCTCGGGCTTGCTCGCGCTGAGCCTTTGTCGGCTGGAGGCCCATCGTCACCTGTCGCACCGTGAAGCCCTTGCGCTTCAGCGCCTCGACTTCAGCAATGCAGTCCTCGCTGTCGGCGTGCGCGAGGTGCTGGTCTTTTCTGCCGTTCTCGATGCGATCGATCCGCCAGTTCCTGAAAAACTGCCCTGGCATTTGATAGTACTCGTAGGCGACTCGGACAGGCATCGGCCGGAAACCCTTGGTCGCCGTCTTGATGCGCTCGGCATTCACCTTGCCGAGCAGCTTTTCCATCATGCGCTGCTGCACGTCCTCGGGGAGTTCTTCGACCATGGACATCAGCGCTCACCTCGCGCTGCCTTCTCGGCCAGGTAGGTTGCAGGATCGATACGCTTGACGTCAGAGGCGGCACCAAACGTACCGAGCTTGTAGTCTCGATAAGCACGCTCCCCAGCAGGATCGAATTTGGTAGCAGCGATCGACCGCACCCACCCGACAGCCTTGCCGGCATTCGCCATCATCTGACGATCCTGCAGCTCTTTCTGCAGCTTCGCCTTCCGGCGACCCTTCTTCGACTTCGGCACTTCTGGCTTTCCCCAAAGCACCTTTTTGTTGCTCTTCGGCTTCGTGGGCCGGCTGGCTTCGTTGTCGAGACGATCGAGAGCCTTCCAGGCAGCTGCGTTCGTCTCGAAAGGCCCCTCAACTAGTTTGCCAAGCTGATCGGTGATTTCGAACTGGCCGTCGTCGTTTCGGGTGACGTTAAGGATCTTGGTCATTCTGCACCTCCAAAGAAGTGAGGTAGAAGACGGTGGATCTTGCGCTCTGCGGCCGCGCGCTTTCTCGCCGCGAACTTCTCAATGCGCCGGTACATTTCCGCTTCGATCTGGTCCGATGTCTCGACTCCAACTGCGAATAGCTTGTCGCGAAGCTGGATCATCGACTCCTTCGATGATCCAGCGGCGATGACATAGCAGCGCCAAAGCCGTTCCTTCCGAAAAGCAAAGGGATGATCGATCCGCTCGTCGGCGAAATAAGATTTTGGCTTCACGTTGCTGACGCGATGGATATGAAAGATCTCGGTCGCGCGGTGGCTATCCCAACCGCCACCGCGACGAGCGAACATCTCTAGATGCTCTGGCATTGCCCTGAACATTGGACCGTACGACTCGCAGAAAGCCAAAACCCATTGTCCCGGCTTGATGTCGATCAACTTGGTCATGCGGCACCTCCGGGTTCGAGGCTTTCAGAGCGGCAAGGGATCTGTGGGAGCCAACGTGCGTTGAGCCGGTGGCACTGCTTTTCGATCAACTCTAGGAATTCACGGCGCTGTTGTTCGACCTCATCAACGGAGACCCCAGCACGCGACATTTGCCTGGAATGTGCATCGATAGCCCGAGAGAGTACGCAGTCGGCTTCCCGGTTTGTCCTAGCCTTCGATAGCTGGCGGGCAATCTTGCGTGCGTGGCCGACTCTGTTTGCTGATGGGAAGGGGATGATCTGGACAGGACGTGTCCAGTTGAAGAGCGGTAGATCGTCACGCTGCATCGACGTTACCCCCTATGGTATATCTATATGTGTCGCATGGGTGCGCCTGTGAAATCGCAGAATTGGGCTCCACAGTCGCATAGGTGCGCCTGTAGCCCCCATTTTCAGCCGGTTTTGCCTTGATGGTGTCGCATGGGTGCGCCTGTGTGTCCGATGGGTGCGCCTGTTGTTTTTTCTCAGGCTGCCAACGCATGAAGGTTTTCGTCGGCAATTCACCGGTCACGTCGCATTTGTATTCCGTGAGCCGCCATTCGGTGACAGCCCTGTTTTTGACGTTGAACGCGCTCGGCTTCGTCTTCTCGATAAAGCCGACTTCCGCGATCCGATTGAGTGCCCGCTTCGCGGTATCCCGGCCCATGCCGAGCTCGTCACCCAATTCACGGCAGCCGAGGCCGATCCGTCCGTTGTTCAGGCCGTCATAGCGCCACTTCACTTCGAGGTAGGCGTTTCGCTCGATCGGGGTCAGAGCCTTCCAGGCAGCGCTGCGCTTAACGTAAGCTTCGATCATGATGAACTTGGCTTTGCCTTTTCGCTTGTGTTTACTGCTCATGCAGCATCTCCCCGCTGGCTCTGGGAAGCACCTGAAACCCGCACGTAAGTACCAGGGACATCGAAATGACTGATACCAGCTGCTATGTTAGCAACTAGATCGAAACCGACCTTGTGAAGCTTCGACACACGGTCAAGCTCACGGTTGCGGCTACCGTCTGCAAGCACGTACTCCATGTCCATGAGGAGCTCGTGGACGACCGCCATCAGCTCTCGGAGATTGTCCAGTTCGTAGACGAGATCCGACGGATCGAGAGGTTCGTTCGCTTTCATTGTAGCTCCTCCCGGATCTCGTCCAGCCGGTCACGTACGATCAGGAGCTTGTTTTCCATCTCGTCGGAGATTGCCTGGAATGCGTTGGTGTGCTCACTCGTGGTGAGACCTTCGGCAGCGAGGAAGATTGCTTCGTTTAGGCATCGGACGGTCGCGAGAATATCTTCGACATCGGAGATCTTCCGGCTTACCAGGGACGGAATAGCCATTTTCATGCCTCCTTCCGAACGACGTGGACCGGCCGATCGTCCCCTACGACTAGGCAGAAGCGGCTCTCATGGCTGACATGACTACGCCAAGAATAGTCAGGATGGATTTCGCCCATGGCTTCAGCCAACGCTTTCGCGTGGTACCGAGCTCGCTCGGGCGCTGACGCGTTTGCAAGAAAGTCGTCGATGCTGATGTCCTTCGCAGAGGAAATAGCAAACGAAAGGTTTTCGCTTGCTGGCGCGACGGTGGTCGGAGCAGCGATGCTGGCGAGAAGGCCGAGAGTGCGGCGGCGTGAGAGTTCGAAGCTCATCGAATTGCCTCCTCAAACGCGTCGTGAATTTTGTCGATGAAGTCCTGCACTTGGTAGATCGAGAACAGCGTGTTCTCGACTTGGTCGCGGGTGAGGTAATACTGGCTGGGGCTACCGTATTCGGCCATATCCCGTGACAGACCATCTTCCAGCAGTCCGGCCAATATAGAGGCCATACGGCGGGCGTCATCGATCGGTCCTTCAAAGAGGTCCGCGACACTCTTAGGGCTTTCGGCTACTGGCGCGGCCGCGGCCGACGTGTTAAGACTTGCCTTGTTCATTTTCGTATCCTTCCTGGGGATGGGATTTGATCCATGGCTCGGAGAGGTTGCCGCCTCTGCCGGGCCTTTTGCTTTCTGAGACATGATCAAGCGGCCTCCATGAAGAAGGCGATGAGCTTGCTGCGCTCGATCACCCAACGGCCGCCTACCTTTTTCGCGGGAAGTTCGCCCTTTTCCAGCATGTGGAAAGTTATGCGCGCGGATCTGCCTATCAGCTCACCGATAGCCTCAGCTCCCCAAATTAGGTCGAGCGCGGATTTTTCTTTTTCTGGCAACTTGAGCAACCTTTCGTTAATGAAATCACCGTAATGTACGTAAATTACCGTGATTTAGTTGCGGGTCAAGAGAAAAGAAATTACTGTGATTTCATTTCTGGGGATTAGATCGTAATGAGCAAGAAACCAGGACGTGGGTCCGACCAATTTCCTCTTCGTCTGCCAGACGGGCTACGCGACCGGATAAAGGCTACCGCCGAGAGTAACGGGCGGAGCATGAACGCGGAGATCGTGAAGACTCTTGAAGACGCGTATCCGATCCCGTTTACCCTCGATGATGCCGTCCAAGATATTCAGGAGACCCTGAAAATCCTGAAGAGGTTCAAAGGGACATCAATGGTTATGGTTTTGGCTGACAGCCTCGACAATTTTCTCTTGGATCTTGCTAGATCGAAAGAAGGCACCCCTGAGGATCGGGACGCGGCACACCAGCATGCCTATGAGCACGGCAAGCGTCGGTTCAATACACCAGATATTGATTGATTGGTGCTGCTATGTCGGTCAGGAAACGCGAATGGGCTACCCCGAAGGGTGAGAAGAAGTCTGCATGGGTCGTCGACTACACTGACGCTGCTGGAAAGCGCCGCCTGAAGACATTTTCGAAAAAGAAGGAAGCAGACGCCTTTGCCGCAACGGCCTCGGTCGAGGTCCGGGAGGGCACACACGTCGCTGATCGGGAGACGGTGACGGTTGAAGCGGCAGGGAAGCTGTGGATCTCCTCAGCCAAGGCGGCCGGTCTTGAGCGGTCGTCGATCGAAGATTACGAGCGCACTCTCCGCCTGCACATCGTGCCGCTGATCGGAAGCCAGCGGCTGAATGCTCTCACTCGGGCACGGTTGCGTGCATTCGAGGACGAGCTACGGGAGAAGGGTCGCTCGGCGTCGATGACGAAGCGGGTATTGACGACACTCGGGACACTGCTGGCAGACGCTCAGGAGCGAGGCCTCGTCGTACGCAACGCAGCGCGCGAGATGCAGGCTCGACGAGGGCAGTCCGCAAATCGCCAAGAAAAGCGTCAGAAAGGTCGATTGAAGATCGGCGTAGACATCCCAACGCGCGAGGAAGTGAAAGCGCTTGTACGCGTGCTGACTGGCCGTTGGAGGGCCTTGCTCCTAACCGCGACGTTCTGTGGCTTGCGAGCCTCGGAGCTGCGAGGGCTGCGCTGGACTGACGTCGACACTGAGAGGAACACAATTCGCGTCCATCAGCGCGCCGATCGGTTCAACGACATCGGCAAACCTAAGTCTGTCTCGGGCGAGCGGACAATCCCCGCTCCTCCGATGGTCATAAATGCCTTGAAGGAGTGGAAGCTCGTCTGCCCGAAGCGCAGCACTGGCAAGAAGGACACTGAGGGCAACCCGATCCTGAAGCTGGAGCTGGTATTCCCAAACGGCACCGGCAAGGTCGAGCAGCTCAACAACATCCTGCGGCGAGGACTGAACCCGTCTTGGATCGCGGCAGGCGTTGCAGTCGAAACTGGTGAGGTCGACAAGGACGAAAAGCCGGTGCTGGCGCCGAAATATACGGGCCTGCACGCACTACGGCACTTCTATGCATCTTGGTGCATCAACAGGCGCAAAGATGGCGGCCTGGAGCTACCGCCTAAGGTCGTCCAAGAGAGACTGGGGCACAGCACGATTGCGATGACCATGGATACCTATGGTCACCTGTTCCCTAGGAACGATGACGGGGATGAACTGGCCGAGGCAGAACGCGCCTTCCTTGCTTGACTGCAACATGGATGCGACATAGCCCTCAAAAACCCTTGCACAGCAGGCATCTGTACATGTTTTGTAATCAGGGGGTCGCGGGTTCGAACCCTGCCGGGGGCACCACTAATTTTCCAATTACATCAATCATTTACTGACAGCACGCTCACTCGTTGGCGCGTTTTTCATGTCGCGGCGTGTTGCAGCTGATACCCTTGATTTACAAGCATTCCCCTGCGCTATCGGCGAATCCATGCGACATGGAATGCAACATGCGACACGTTGTGACTTGTCCGTCGGATTGAGAATTGTGCACACTTTGGAGGAGCCTATGGCGGGAAATTTACGCGGCATCTTCGACCGGCCCTTTGCCGGCCCCGAGATGAAGAACAAATACGAGGCCGCCCTCGGCAAATTCCTTGTTGCCTTCAATGGTGCGGAAAATTACATGCGATGGAGCGCCCACGTTATGTTGGAGAGTCTCGGGCGCCAGGATCTGTGGAGTGCTCACCTCAGTGGTGACGACTTCACGCGACAAATCAAGAACCTCCGCCTGCTTTCTCTAGCTGTGCCTGCGTTCCCTACAATTCCGTTTGAGCGCCTTGCACGGCTAAACGCGACACGAAACACGCTGGCACACGGCCACTATGACCAAGACCTCTTCAGTGACGACTTCCAGATCGTGGGGAAGAAGCCACCTATTCCTATGACACTCGTTGACGTGAATAACGCAATCAATGAGGCGGAGGAACTGTGGGCAGAGCTTGGCCAAAACATCAGCGATTTCCTTGCTCCACCTGATGATGATGATTGTTGACGACTGCGACGTGAACGCTAGCTTAGGTCGGGCGCCGCACTGGGTGCACTCTTTCCCGAGCTACCACGCCCGCGCCCTCCTGCGGGCCTTTTTTTGTCTGCGGTACGTTACGGGAGAACTACCGATGAAGGATGACGATGCCACGCTTTATACCCTGGCTGAAGCGGCAGATTTGTTCTTTAGCCGAAGCCTGACAAAAAGTGCACTGCGCACGGAAGCCCGCAAGGGAAACCTTGAGGTCGTTCGTATCGCCAACAAGGATTTTGTCACACGGCGAAGCATCATGGACATGGTCGAGCGATGTAAGGTTCCTGCGAAAGCAAAGCCGCAAGCCACCCCACCTCCGTCAATATCTGCGCAGGAAGCCTTACGTGCTTTGCTTCGCAAGCCCAAGAAGTGACGTGAGGGCCGCCATCGACGAAGCGAACAGATGGACGATAACATGAAAGATTTTAGCGGTGCGGTGACGCCAACGGCCTTGGTTGCCAAGTTTGCGGAAGCTGGGATCACCATCTCTGAGCGGACCTTGCGCGAGCGCGCACGCCAGCTCGGCGCCTATCGTCTTATCGGGAAGACGATGTTTCTCATGCCTGAGGATATCGAGGTGGTTCTGGAAGCGTCAAAACCGCAGCCAAAGAAGCCTGCGGCAGTGGTGATCTCAAACTGGACAGACGAGCACACCGATGCCTTGATAGAGAGACTGACAAGCAAATCGAAACGCAAGCCACGTCGGCTCGTCGAAGGTTCTAAGTAGTGGCTCAGAAAGTATTCCTACGCCAAACAGACTTGAGAAGGATGGCCGCCGTCGCAAAGGAATATGGCGTCCGTGTAGAGGTTGAATCGGATGGCGTTATCCTGCGCGTTGCGCCAAACACTGCTCAAGAGACCCGAGAGCCCGAGGAATTTGCTACATTGGCGGAGTGGCAAGCGTGGCGGGATCGGCTGGACGATTTAACTCCGCAGGAGCGAGCGAGGACGCTGTTAGAGCCCCTCGGCAAAAACCAATATAAGCGCGGGCTGGGCCGAGGCCCGAAGGCATGACCCGTGCATCTTTCCGACAGGCTGACATCGAGCGGCTAATCCGAGCTGCTGAGAAGACCGGCGCCGCGGTGCAGGTCGACCTCAAGACGTTGGTGGTGACCATCTTTCCAGGCGCTGGATCTGCTCCGAAGCCCGCGCCTCCCCTCCAAGTTCCACAAGTTCTCGATGGAGCGGAGAACTGGGACGACGAAGATTGGTCCGACTATCGGCCGGTTTGGAGTGCGGACGCACCGCCACCACCCATTCAACCTGAATTGGATCACCGCGAGTTTGCAGCGATGATCAAGCTCCTCGAGCTGGGGGTGGGAGGGCGTCTCCATCCGGCCGGCACCCGAGGCTTCGGTCCCCTGACGCAAAAGAAGCTCGCCGATCGCGGCTACATCGAAATCATCCACGAGCCAGGGCAAAGGAGTTCGGACGATAAGGTCTGCCTTACCAGGAAAGGCCTGGACGACTGGAAAGCGCAAAAGGCCTATGTGGCCAAGTATCCATCCTTTTGATGACACCTTATCAGCCGAAATATAAATGGCTCCGGACAAGGCTCGACGAGCGGGACGTGCCTACGGATAACGACTGGTCAGGGTATGACGGGGAGATTGACGTTGGGAGGATTCAGCTACAGCCGCACGGCCCGATGAAGGGGAAATGGCTTTGGTCGGCTCATGGGCCGAGAGTGGCTAAGAGGCTGCTACCGCATCAAGGCTATGAAGCCGAGGGCCGGGAGGCCATGCGTAAAATCGAGGACTATTATGAGCGGCTGCTGGCGACTAACGGGCTAAGCCCCGGCGTCAAGTGACCGCTGCCCGCGCTTGGTCTTGGGGCGCTTCTCGCCCCGCAGTTGGATATACTCTTCCTTCACCATCAGCATCTCAGCGGCCTGAGCTGCGGCTACGAATGCCGCCCTCGCCTGCTCCGGGTTTATGAGCCCTTCCATCGCCTCTAGGCACTTGGTCTTCGCACGGTCCCATTCCTTGCCGCGATAATCTTCCGGCCACCGGTAAAGCAGGCTGTAGGCCAGATCCGACAGCGTTGCATGCCGGCGCATGGTGATGCCCTTGCGCTTCTCGACGCAGACAATGCAGTCTCTAATGCTGATGTGCTCACCTACGTATTCAGTCATGCCCGTCACCTCTGGCCGAATCAGGGAGGATTGGAACCAGAGAGTCAAGGCGTGTTTATGAGATTCTTCTAATTGGTTCGGCAGGTGACAAAGCTATGGCTTGAAGATCGGCGTTCGGTAGACCGTCTTGTCGGTCTTGTTGGCGTCATCGAGCTTGCTGCCCAAGACCTCAACTCTCGTGGCAATCTTGTTGATGCTCTCGATGACCGTATCCAGCTTGCCGCCGAAGGATTCAACGACGCGATCAATCCGCTTGTTTGTCTCAGCTATGGAAGCTTTGTTCTCGGCCCCGAGCTGCGTTTGCTGCTCCTGCCTGAACTGGATTGGAGGCACTAGGCTCTTCGTCGCGCTTAGATCGGCTTGGAATTGGTGAAGAGTATCGCTTGTCTCGGAAACCTGCTTTTGCAGATCGGAAACGTCTCGTGTCAGGCTGACCCAGATCCCGCCAGCCGTGGCGGCGTTCATGATCATTGCGAGAACTATCCCGCCTAGATGCCAGAGATTGAACCGCGTTTTCTCGATCTGGACTGTCATTTGATCAACCTCTGCCGCCACCCCTATGCCCCTTCGATGCGCATTCCAATGCTATGGTTCATGCTTGACCGGTAAAGACCGATCGACTAATCCCGCCGCCGCCGTGCTCGACAGCCACCGAGGCGGCAAATGGGAGGGTCCGGCCAGCTTCCTGTGGTCGGACCCTTGCTTATTTCCTGCAGGCAGTATCAGCGCGGCACTGCTTATTGTTCGACGAAATGGCTGGACCGGCTAGAACGTCCTGAGACGCCACCCGTGCTGCTTCTGGGCTTTGAAACCGGATGAACTGATAACCAGCCCCATTAGTCGCAGGCGCTGTCCTGCAACCCACTATCGCGCATGAAAACAAGACAACGGTCGCGATCCGAAAGCTTGCGGAAACTCGCATTGTTCTTCTCCAGGTTATCGATACGCTCCAAGGCTTCCTTGGCAGCCTCAGCTTGAACCGCAGCGCGCCCTTCGCTGCGTCCGATGAGCTTGGCGGGATAGAAGGCCAGACACGCCCCTATCACCGCCCCTGCCCCAAGCTTGATCCAATCGAGCTGACCGAAGCCGAACATCAGCTTTTCTTGTGCTTGTTGGGGACGGCGAAGACAACGAGCGCAGTAACCGCCCCGACAATCGCGGTTGCTGTCGGCTCATCAATGCCCAGATCGATGTTGTAGTGAGCCCGAGCCCACGCCACGCCAGCCATGATGAGAGCTGCCCAGAACTTGTTGTAGGCCATGTGTCATTTCCTCTTGAAGATGTTGGTGAGCGCGGAAAGGAGACTGACGAGCCAGTCGCCATCCGCGACGGGCTCCGGCTCGATGGTGGCGACGGCCTTGGGAACGGGTGCGGGTGTTGGAGTGACGACAGGAACGCCGCCTGCCTCTTTGATGGCCGACAGGAACGCCGTGTAGTAGCCGCCGATCAGTTCCCACTTGTCAGTCACGTTGACCGTGCGGCGGGCGTTCTTGAGGTCGTCGGGGCCGTTTGGGGGGAGGTAGGTAGCAATCCCCTTCTCCGCCGCGTTCCATCGGCCGTCCAGCAGCCCCTTGATCATCACCCGGGCCGAGATGACCGGATCGAGCATCTTGTCTGGATAGGCGACGAGGTCATAAGCGGCGTCGGCGGACGACGTGTCGTAGTTCTTCAACCAGGTGAGCTGGACCTGCCCGCGACCGTAGTAGACATGCCCGTATTTGCCTGCAGGCTTGCCATACTCGCGTTTGGCGACGATCCGGCGAGCGTTAGCGTCATCCTTTGCGAAACCCTCCCTGACGGGAACCATGCGGGCGCCGGTCTCGTGGTAAGCTGTGCCAAGGGCATAGGCGAGCGTCTTGTCTCGTCCGTCTCCATGGGTGGCGAAGGCAGCGAGAATGCCGTTGATTCCGTCCACCTGCGACTGGCTGAGAGACGTGCCAAAAACACCAGACGTGCGGCGGCGCAACGCGGCGAAGAATTTCGCGCGATCCATGAAAGCTCCAGATTGTTTTGGAATCGAAAAAGGCCCGCCGAAGCGAGCCATTGCATGAGCGGTCACCCTTGACCGAGAAGAAGACATGGGCCATTCACGGGGAGTCTCAAGGCGAGGATATAAGATAGGGAATGCTAAGCAGTCGCCAAACCGTCCTGGCAGATATCCTGCATAGGGAGAAAAACGCCTTCGACCTTGTTCGAATTATCGCGGCCGTGGCTGTGATTTTTGGCCACTCATTCTACCTATTCCCCACTGGCGGCTATGCGGAGCCAGTAACGCAGTTGGTGCAACGAAACTTCACCGGCACTCTCGCTGTAGGCGCGTTCTTCTTTCTCAGCGGGATTTTGGTTACTCAAAGCTTTGTGCGCAACGTTGATCCAGCGCGGTTTGTGCTGATGCGCGCGTCCCGAATTTACCCTGGCGCAATCGTCTGCATTTTTGTGATTTCGTTCGTGATCGGCCCGATCGTAACCACAATCCCAGTTCGGGACTATTTTGGAAGTCGGGAGGTCTATTGCTATTTGGCAAGCAATATAAGCCTGTTGAGCGTCGTGAGGTCTGCGATGGGATGCGGAACCTTGCCGGGGGTCTTTCCCGATAACCGCATTCCCTTCGCTACGAACGGGTCGCTGTGGACTCTTTCCCCCGAAATTATCTGCTACCTCTATGTGCTTGCCTTTGGCGCACTCGGCCTCTTAAAAACGCGGTTGAGGCTGTTGGTTACGCTGGTTGCGCTGCTGGCGGTTCACTTCGTCGCGCCGCACGCGGTCTTATATTTCTCGGAAGAGAAATACTCAGACACGCTAAAGGTTGGCATGTTTTTTATGGCTGGAGTGTTCGCTTACGCAGTCCGTGATATCCTCGTGATTAGAGGCCTATACGCGCTGCCATTGGTAGCCATTGCAGCTATTTTGCAGGGGACACTTATCCAGGAATACGCCCTCTATCTGGCTCTGTTCTACTGCCTGCTCGTCCTAGCAGCGTCTAAAACGGCCAGACGGGTCAAACTCCCTGGTGACTATTCATTTGGCGTCTACATTTATGGGTGGCCGATTCAGCAAATGGTCGCGCACTTCTTCCCGTCTATGACCTCTTATCCAAGTAATTTGGTTTCAATCCCCGCCGCTCTGTTGGCGGGTTACCTGTCATGGACGTTTATCGAGCGGCCAGCTTTGGCTATTGCCAGAGGTTTTAGCGTGAAGGACCCCGTGCTGGATAATGGGTGATTTTGAAGGGGATTGCTAGACCTTGGAGGCAGCCAGGAAGAAATCGTCGATCTGCTCTGCTGTCATTCCGATCGATGTGCCGAACGCATTGGCCATTGGCGACGACCGCAAAAACTCATTTGCCGAGAACAGCATTTTCGCGCCGAACTGTTGATCGACGGGCAATGTGCTGATGTATGCCGTGATTGAGGCAGGCAATGCGCCGGTCGTCACGGCTGCCAACGCCTCGTTTTCTGTGATGATCCCGGCGACCGCAGCCTGCTGGAAGAACTGCCGGCGGCTGACATTGGACGGGAAATATGGCGCAGGAGAAGGAAGATTAGCTATAAATTCAGCCTCCTCTTCTGCCGTCATCTCAATATCAAATCCATTTACATTCTTTATCATCCTCTTATCCCCTCAACTGTAAAATTGCCGGAGAATGTTCCAACAGTGCCCATGAGTAGTTGCAGGGCGTTCCTCGCCGTTGTTTGACTTCTTTGGGCGCCGTACTGTTCCGAAGCTGTCACGCCAGCAGCTAGGTTGGTGAAGTTATTCGAAACCGAACCGCCGTTGGTATTTTTATTGAAATTATGCAGCGTGATCGTAAAAAACGACGCAAGAGATGCATTGTTTGTAATAGGAATTGCGGTAACAGTGGTTTGATTTGCAGCAAGGGCCGTCCCTGAGCCCACCAAACTCTGGAATAGATAATCAGTCGCTCCAGAATCATAAGATGACCCGTTGTTGGTGCTTGTTCTAATAAAAAAGGAACTAGCTACTGATGGCTGATAGTAACCGGTTATCCGTATGGTAACAAAAGGGGAAAGATCCGTTATCGCAACATTAGCCACCCCGGAAACACTGTAGAACCCAGTCCCGACCGGCTCCCATGTCCTCGGCTTGATGACGGTGAAGAAGTTGAAGCCGTCGCAGATGATGCTCGCGCTTGAACCCAGTGGGACCGTGAGCGTTGTAGCTCCATTGATCGTCTCGGAGCCGTTAGGGTCGATTGTGACCGCGCCGCCGTACGCGACGATGGTGAGCGAGTAGCCATTTCCGAGCACAGACGCTGCCGCAAGTGAGAGCGTGGCTGCGGCGGTGAACCGCAGTGTACTTCCGGCGTCATCCACCCCAGCAGCATAGTTCCCAGACTTGGCGGCATACACGCCGTTAGCGTAAACGATCGCGCCGGTTGTCGTGTCGATTGTCTTGATCAGACGATCGTTAACACCATCGAACTCGTAATACTTCAGCTTCCCGGCGGTCGCCGTTGACACCCAAGACGTGCCCGCCACAGCGTAAGCTGGGCGAGCAGATCCAGAGTGGTTGGACAGAAGCGCGTCAAAGCTCTTGTCCATGCGGTCTGCCATTTCACTCGGAGAGGCTGGCCCGACGAGCGGAACGCTCCATGTTGTTGCTTGGCTCATTGCAGAACCCCATATCCTTTCGCGACATAGTCGAAGGTGCGGGCAATCGGTGTGCCCGCAGCGTTCTTGAAGACGATGGTGAAGCCGGCCTCGGTCTTGCCGGTGATGTCATAGTAGTCGCCGGTCGCCATCCCCTGGAGGACGACCGACATGCCTTGCAGGTGCCGGAAGGCAGGCGTGAAGGTCACGATTCGCCCAGAGGCGGGAACTGCGAGATCATTCCCGGCGATTACCCTATCCGGCATGTCCACCGTTGCAGACAGGCCATTGACGACCGGCGTCACGTCTGACTGCAAACTTTCGAGCTTGGCGCGGAAGCGATAGCCGCGTGCGGCAATGTCGCCTGTTACGAGTGGAACCCAGTCAGACCAGACCGGCGTACCGGATGGATCGTCGTCCGTTGTCGATATCTCGACAGACACATCCCATAGGCCGCCGATGCCACCGAACCAGTCGTCGCGTTCAAACGCATCGGAGAGAGCAAAGAAATCGTCGCTCGACCATTCGCCAAAGGCATCTATCGCCGCCGAGACGCGGGAGGTGTATTTCGCCCCAAGATCGACAACCTCGGTAAAGTAGTAGTAGCCTTCTGGCGCGTACCCATCGGTTGCCAGGAACCAATCGCCCGACGAAAATACATCAGAGAGGGCGAAGAAGTCGGTCGCACCATCGAGACGGAGCGACGAGCCATCATAGTAGGTTCCATCCTTGACCCCCGTGAATGGTGCGCTCTCCTCCGCCAGTTCGACCGCATTCATGCTTGTCAGCGGATCAATGGCGCTAATGATGAGAGCCGGGGCACTCGATTGGATGCCGGCATAGCTTACAGCCTTGATCAGATATGTTCCGCGCATCGCTGGAACTTGCACCTGCGTTCCAGTGACATTCGATCGCAGAATAGTCGAGGTCTGCCAAGTGACGCCAGTCAAGGCCGGAGAGAACCGGATTTCATACCAACCGACGATCTCGGCCTGCTCCGGAACCTGCCACTGCAATATGGCGTTGTCGCCCGCAACCGCGATCGTGAACCCTTGAACTGTTCCCGGCGCTCCTGCGAACAACTTGGCGGTGAACGTTCCGTTCAGCCAACCGGATAGCTGATCGTTGGAGAAGACGGCACGAATCCGGACGCTATAGGCGCCTGGATCAAGGGAAGTGATGTCCGCACGCGGTGCTGATACCGATAGCAAGGGAGACCAGTTATCAGTTCCCTTTTTAGCATACTGGACGATGTAGCTCTGCACCTTGCCAACGCTAGGCGCTGTCCAAGAAAGCGTGATCACCGAAGTTGCCGGTGTCGTCGTCCACACCCCTTCAGGCCCTTGTTGAAGGGCGGTCGGCGTGTGCGACCGGTAGTCGACCAATGGCGGCATGCCCGTCTGGAACGGCGGGATTGCACCTGTGTCCGCAGTCAGAATAGCCGGCGCGTCATCGACGAGCTCGAGCTTGGCCGATAGATCCCCCTGCGGTGTGATGCTCTTGACGCGGAGAACGACACTTTCGAAGCCGTTCTCGCCGAACTGCACGAGATCACCAACGGCCGGCAGTCCGCCAGTGCCGGAGAAGGTGAAGTCGGTGAACTCGCCGTCTATTCCAGCAACCGTGCGAACCAGCGACGAGCCGTTGGCCAGCCGGAAACGCAAGGAGTAGGTCTTGCCCGCTTCCATGGGCAGCGTATCGTCGAGCGTAACGCCACCTGCAGAGACCGCCTTTACCCGAGCAGAGCCGAGACCCCAACGGACAACGTCATGGTTGACGCGAACCCGGTCGCCTCTGGTGCAGACCAGATGCTCGAAGTCCGTCGTCAGGCTGTAGGTCTCGCGCTGCAAGCGCAGCTGTGCGATGTGATATCGGCCGTGCTTCCAGATCAGATTTGGATCTGTGACGCCTGGGAAATCCAATCCCTCGAATTTTGAAGCGTTGGCAGCCGAGTATCCGTCGTCATATACCACCCGCTCGTCGTTGAGATAGTTGTTATCGCGGTTGATGAAGTTGACGCGGAATCCATGCGGCAAGTCCGCGTAGGCCCGAACCGACGAGAAGCCGGACGAGTTACGTGGCGTGAAGTGCTGCACGATGTCGGAGCCTGCCACATCCCAGACGACGCCCCACTTTCCGTCACGAAACGAGACCGAAGCGCGACCAGCCGCTGCAATCTCGGTCAGCCGGTCGTAGACCGACACCTGATCGCTGCAAACCTTGTCGTAGACGAAGCCATTAGCAACGCAGTAGGCATGCCAATCCTGCAGACTTTCCAGATCGATGCCGCTATCTGTCACCGGGCGCGCGTTGGCATTGCCCTGCAGCACCTGCCTGAAGTGGTCGGCAGGGTTGCGAGTAACTTGGCCTCCTACCCAAGTCGAGCCGTTCCACGAACGGATCAGCGGGCTGGCGATGCAGTTAAGCTGATTGACCGTGCCGTTAAGCTCGTTCGTCGCCTTGATGCGAAGGGCGATCAGCGTCAGCGGCTTGCCGAAATTGATGACGCTTTCATTCCTGCGACCACGGACGGCCGTCCAATAGACTGTTTCCGAAACGGTATCCACGCCGGAGTAGTCGGCGCTCGTCTTCATCACATCAACGTCGTATTGCCCACGAGGCACGGCGACCGAGACGGAGCGTCTGATTGCCTGTGCGGACGCCGCCACAATCGTTATGGTGTCCATCAGGACCCACGCGCCCGAACCGGCGGGAGCGTACCGAACGTCAACCGTAATGACGTAGTTGACGCGCTTGCCATCTGACTTCCGATAGGCATAGACGCCATTCGGAAAACTTATGTCGACGGAGATTTCGTCAATGTTGTCGGCAGTCGTACGCTGCGTGTAGCCGTCAGCATTCGTGAGCAGAACCGAGACGCTCTCTTCATAGACCGGCTTGGTGTAGAGGGTCTGGAAGCTCGTCGTGTGATCGGTGATGATTTCGTAAGAGGCACCTTCGAAGGTGCCGATTGGTGTTTCCGCGATCTTCAGGTCGCTGATCGCGATAGGCCCATAACCGACGCAGAACAACTGCCGCAGGTACTGATCGTCCCCGACGATCTCGGTATAGGAACCGGCGGCATAAGGAGGCGATACGCGGTGAACGCCGAAGATCTCGGGGACCGAGCCATACTGTGCGTTCTCGTTCTGTGCGCCGCCGATCGAATAGAGCGTCTTGGTCTTGTCTTCTGCCTGCTGATTCTGCTGCGGCTTGGCGACCGGGAATAGAGCGTTGATCGCCAGTGAACCCGCGATGGTGATGCCGGCTCCGATGAGACCTGTAACAGCCGAGGCGGCCCCAGCCGACAGACCACCGATCAACGGGGCAGCCAACATCGGCGCGAAGATAGCCGCGGCAATTGCCACGACGAGGCCGAGAATGCTGCGCAAAGCGCCCTTGCCGGGAACCTTGACGATCGAGACGGTTGCGCCAGGCTTGACGCGGACACGAGCCCAGTTCTTGAACTCGATAGAATGCCCGTTGATCGTCACATATAGCCGCGAAGGCTCTATCCCGCAGTGCTCGATGATCTCGGCAATCGACAGGCCGGCAGGAACCCGAACGTGTTCGCGCTGCTGGCGAAGCGGAGACCGACGCAGATAGACATCCACGTCTTCTCCGGGCGCGAACAGTTCCGCGCGGCGTTCTTCTACGATTGCCAGCATTCGTTGAGCCTATAAAATCCCGAAATTCGGTTGCGCCAGCGCATGTCGCCGAGGCGGTCTATGACTGAAGGGTGAGGCCCTTCGCTGTGGAGCATGCGCCCCTGCCCCAAGAACACGCCGACGTGGCTGTCGTGCCTTCCGGCCCGCATCAGCACGCAATCGCCGAGGGCTGGTGTCTCCACCTGCTGCCAGTGCTTTTCGCGCTCCTCGGCGATCAGTGGGGCAATGCCGCTATGTTTGAATTCGCGGGCATCCATCTCGATTGAATAGGCAGGCACCGGAGTGCCGAGCACGTCGCGATAGTACAGAAACAGGATGCCCCAGCAGTCCGCGCCGGTGTATTCGCGCCCGTGGGGCACGTAAGGGATGCCGATGAACTGCTCCATCAGAACAGGCCGGGAAAGCTGCCGGGCGTGAACAGTTGCGCCGGGTGCGGCTCGTTGATCAGCCCGTCCGCTACCAGTGTCGCCGAGATCCGTCCTTCGTCGATCGTGACATCCGAGAGCTGCAGCGCCGGCAATGTGATTTCGACGGTATCGAGATCGGATGCCAGCACGAGCTCGACCATGATGTCAGCTGGTGTCGAGATGCTGCGAAGCACCGCCACCAGCGAGCGATCCGTGTTGTCCATGCTTAGCTCGACGCGCGGTGGGCTGTCGCTCTTGTCGTTCGGGAGCGTGAACTCAAACGGCAAGAACAGGTATTCATTGCCGCGGCTCACCGTTCCATAGATCAGCGGAACGTCAGACAGGCGCTCGGTCGGATCGCTGGACAGATAGATCGGTGCGTCCAGATCCTCATGCGTGACCGTCAGCAGGCAGATGACAACCTCGTCCGATTCCTGCGAGTAGATCCCGGCGATGAAGCCAGGCGACAGGCTACGGCTCATGCTGCCTCCATTCAGGGCAAAACTTCAAGTGCGAGCGTGACATACCACTTCGGGCCCGTACGGCTCGCTTTGTGAGGGGTCGTCAACCGCACGAGATTTGCAGGGCGCCCGAGCTGGTCAGGGAAGATGAAAGCCTTCGCACCATCGAGAAGGTCCGTCTTCACGAAGGCTATGAACGCCTGATACTGCGTGGCGGACATGACCAACTGCCCGCTTTGCTTCCAGACGTTCGCAGTCGTCCTGCGGCGGGCCTTTGCCGGCCCTACCGAGTTTTCAGTGCGCAGCAAATTGTCGGCGCCCTCCTCTTCATACGAGGTGAGCGTGAAACACTGCGGGAGTTCTTCTGGCCATGTCGGGACGGTCATCTCCTGGCAAGGCCTCCTCTAAGACCAAACTGCGACTGCACCGCGTTGCGCGAGCGTGAGCCGGGGGTCGACATCTTGTCGGCGACAAGCTCGTCAACGACCACGTCAATTTGCGTGCCCCTGGAAGTCTGCTTTGATTGCTGGCTTATGTGGGCGGACGAGTTGTTGGTGATGTTAACGACCACGCCCTCACCTTTCGCAGATCCTTTCCCGGCGAGCTTGGGTAGTGTCGGCGCTCCAACCAGACCACCACTAGCATATCCCTGTAATCGTCGGAGGTTGGCAACACCGATACGTCGGGTGGCCTCTGCGTCGAAGACATACTCGCCCTTGTGAACGACGCCCGCCGGTTGGTACTTGCCGCCCGGCCCGGTGTAACCGCCCTTGTCGAAGCCATTTGTCAGGAAACTGCCCAGAGTGGTGTTTGCTTTGAAGCCGCCACCACCGAAGTTGAAGATACTGCCGAAGCCGTCAAAAGCAGCGTTGAGCGCCATGTCGAGCAGCTTCTCGGTGACTTTGTCCAATGCGCCTTCCAGCGCCTCGGCCGCGGACTTTCCTTCTCGAAGATCCGAGATGAACCCACCGACTGCGTCCTTCGCGAGCGATTTGAAATCATCGGCGCTCTGGCGAACCAAGTCCTGACTGTGCGCGAGTTGCTCCGCCTCGGCGCTGGCAGTGGCGTATCCGTTTGCCAGATCGAGCATGGCTTGCGCCTGGTCTCGTGCTGCGGGCGAGAGACCGTCGAAGTTGCCAGCGAGAAGCTGTGATACGTCTTTTAGCTCCTTGCCCACGGCAAGCCCGGACTTCTGCGCTGCGGTCAGCAGGCTTGCTGCTGCGCTCGCTCTTTCTGAAGCGTAGCCGTAGTCATCGATGAGCGGATTGACCGAAGCCTGCGCTGCCGCCTCTGCCTGGATCGCGGCAGTCCGCTCCTTAATTTGCTCGATCTCGCGCTGGAAGTCGCTTTCGCCACCACCGCCACCGCCGCCGCGCTTTCGGCCGCCGCCACCACCGCCGCCCTTTCCGCCAGTAACTGGAAAGCTCGCGAGCGAGACTGGCTTGACCCTTGCAGGTTGATTGCTGAGCAGGTCATCCTTGTTCTTGCCGGCGAACTCCGGGGCGTTGATATTGGCAACACGACCCGGCGTGATGCTTATTGAGGGGATTGTGGCAGGCATATTCGCGGCTGCCGTCCGCACGTTGGCAAGCGCCGCCTGCACTTCACCAAGACGAGCAAGAGCCTCAGTGTTGTCGAAGCCTAGCGAGGTGTTTAGCGCGATACGGTCTTGAAGGAGTTTAACCTCCTTCTCCAGGCTGGCTGTCTCGTCCTTCGCTTCCGTGGCGTCAAGATTGATGATGTTTCCATCGCCATCCGTAACGCCTAGCGCTTTGTTCAATGCCGCAAAAACATCGGCATTACCAAGGCTTCCGAGGAAACTCTCAAACTCGGCTTTGGCCGATCTGATCTTCTCGATTAGGCCAGACACGTCGAAATTTGCGATTGCGTTCGCCGCGGTGTTGATGCCACCTGCGAAGCGCTGGCTTGCCCCTGTCGAATTGTTGAACTCGCGCGCAACGTCGATAAGTGCGGTCTGGAGGTTGGTTGTCGCCTGCGAAACAGTCTGCGTTGCGCTAGCCGCCTTCTGCTGAAGAATAGGCGCTCCGGCCTCAAATGCGCGGAAGAACGCTTCCGACGAGACTTTGCCGTCGACAACCAACTGCTTCAGCTGCGCAACCGATCCACCTGCCTCCTTAAGGCCCGCGGCTGCCGCCTGGGCAATTGTTGGCGCGCCTTCGAGGACCGAGTTGAACTCTTCGGCATGAACCGTCCCTGAGCCAAGAGCCTGCCCTAACTGAAGCAACGCGCCTTGCGCCGCCGTAGCGTCGGTGCCGGCAACGCGCAGGGCGAGCGCTACGTTATTCGTGAAGCCGAGCAGCTCCTGAGAGGATACACCTAGCTCCTTTTGCGACTGTGCAGCCCGACCGTAAAGTGTCGCGAGGGTCTCGATCGGCGCTCCATTGGCCATCGCCGCCTTTGAAAGGTTCTGGTAGACCTTCTCCAGCTCCTCGCCTGAGAGTCCCGCAACCTTCAGTGAATTGTCGATGCGCGTCGCTGCCTCGGACAGTCTCAGGATCTCTTGAGCAGCCTTGCCGGTGGCGAGGCCAGCCGCGATAGCCACCCCTGCTCTAGCGAACGAAAGCCCGATACCCTTTGTTACGGAGTCCGTTTTCTTCTGGATTGCCCCAAGCCGTTGGTTGGTCACACCTTGGGCCCGATTCAGAGCGCTCTCGTACTTTTTGATGTCCGCCGAAAGCTGAACTACCAGGCGCTCAAGATCGGTTGCAGCCAATTAACTTCTCCCGCTAAATAGCCTCGACAAATCCATCAGGACGAGCAATTTACCGTCTAGATCTTTTCGTGGAGGAGAATGCCTTGGGGACCATGATGAAGCGTATCTGCCTCATAATGATTTCATTTGTTGCTGCGTCTGCGGCGCAGGCGGAGACTTACAGATTGGTTCACGCTATCGGGAACGATGAAAAAGTGGTGGCGCGAGATCTGTCGAAGGCACAGTGTGAAGCTAAGAAGAAAGAACTTAAGGCGGTTGCCGAGTCTGTGGGGACAGGCGGCTCCGTAACCTGCCTGCCAGAAAGCCTTTTCTAATTCTTCTCACTCTTTCGACTTGAGCCACTCGAATAGTTCGTCTGCCTGCGTGTCGCTCATCCTGCCGTCTTCGCGTTGGTGAGCCTCAGCAGCGGCGTAGAATTGCCACATCGACATCGCATTCACTTGCTGCGGCGTGAAACCCATCAACGATCCAACGCCGTAGATCGCGCCAAACCTAAGCTTGCCATTTGGCAGGTCGTCTATTCGACTTCCGCTTGATTTGGCGCTTCGGCTTCCCCCAACTTCTCATCCTCCGAGCCGATGAGGCCTGCCGATAGGATCGCCACGGCGTATGGATGGCTTTCCAGCGGCGGGCGAGCTTCGACGTAGGACCGGACGAGCTTGAGAGCTTTGACTGGCTCCATCCCGCCGCCAATCAGGCCGAGGCGGATCACATTGGAGATGTCCTCGATGCGCCACTGGTGAAGGTGCAAACGGTTGAGGACCACGTAGGGGCCTGCATCGGTCTTTTCCTGTAGCTCGGCAATCTCGCCCCACCCCAGGCGGAAGACATAGTCGCCATCCGCCCAGGTGATCTGGATCTTTGCGTCACGGCTCACGGGCTCACCGTCCGAACCAGTTCGCCGTCGCTCTGCATCTCGACATTGAGGGTGACGCGACCGCCCTGCTCCGCACCGATCTCAATCTGCGAAATATGCATGAGGCCGGTCCAGGTGATCGTCTTTGCCGGGAACTCGAGTTCGATCTTTACCGGCACGCTCTCGACGCTCTCAGAGGCATCAAGCCACTTTTCGGCAGATTCGACAGCCGCAACGCCTTCACCGGAAATTGAGGCAGAGAGCGAGCTAGCGTCACGACCGACCCACGCGACCTTATCCGGATCGTCACAGTCAGGAAGATTGACGTCGGTGAGATCCTTCGTGAGCGTCAAGCTCTTGGAGGTAAAGCCGCAGGGCGCGGTGTAGACGATCGGTTCAGCGTCATTGCCGAGGAGAACTCGGAACTTGCCAAAGCGGGCGGTGGTGGGCTGTGCCATAGAGTATCTCCTTCATGGCGGTTGCAGTTAGCTTCCAGCAGCGACTTCCTTCGCCGCCTTGTTGATTGCTCGGGTGACGCGGCTTTTGACGCGCTTCCGATTGGCTCGAAAACTGACGTAGAAGAACGGCCTCGCCGGTTGTGCGGGTATCGTCGCCCCGGCAAACTTCCCACCGGCGGTATGCGCGCTCGTGCCGAACTCGATCCACCGAGCGTAGAAGGCCTCACTGTTGCCGGCGTAGATCGTGATGGTGAGATCACCGCCAGTGCTCTCAATCTTACCGATCGCCATGGCACCCTTCGGGGCGCGGCCGTAGGTCCAACCAATGCTATCGCGCAGCGCGCCGGTATCGTCAGCCACCAGCGATTTCGCCAATGTGACGATCTCGTCGGCGCCGGCTTCCATCGCGCCTTTGATCCGCTGTTTCACTTTAGAAGGCAGTCGATCAAGCTTTGCCTGAAGTCGCTTCAAGCCTTCGATGGTGACCGTCACGTCTCGGCCTCTTCAATGATCGCCAAGATCTGGACGGTGCCATGCTGCGTGGTGGGGTCCGGATCATCAACCACGCGCCAGAGACGAACCTCCATCGTGGCCAGCGCCATCTCGTCGAGCGGGAACTCCTTCTGATGAAGCGACCGTCTAACCTCGGCGATCATGTCGTCCATCGACCAGCGTGACGCCTTGCGCGACCAGATGTCGATCTGCCCCGTTATCTCCTGCCCGAGGATGCAGTCAGCATCTTCCGACGAGCCATAGAACGGCCCGCGACTGATGTAGGCATTCTTCGCTCCCCACGGCTGGTCTGGGGCCTTGTCGTGGATACCTTCGACCATTGCCACCAGGGCAGCATTCGCCGTCAGCGCGTGAAAGATCGCGCTCCAGAGTTCCTTACCAGCGCTCATGATTGCCCCTATGCGGCAGTGCCCGTTTGGGCTTCAAGATAGACCCAATATCGGTCGGAGACGGCATCCACGATTCGAACGGCGTAGACGTCGCCGGTGCGCACATCCCTCATTCGCCAGTCGGACTTGATTTGCTTCGTCTCTGAGGTGGAACGAAGATAGACGCCGAGCAGGTTGCGACCTTCCAGCCGCGCGGCGACAACAGCCTCGGAGCCGCCGCGGGGCCGAAATGCTGCCCACGCCTTGAAGCGCTCTGCGAACGCTCCTTCAGAGTTTCCGAGCCCGTCATCGATGACCGTTCGCTCGTCGAAGGCAACGCGGTGCTGCAACTCGCCGGAGGTTGGCTTACTCGGCGCCATCGTCTGCTTTCCCGCCCGAGGGGATTTCGACTGCCTTGCCGGCCGCCACCGCCTGATCGGCGCACTCGCGCTTGACGGTCAACTCCATGCCGGCCTTGTAGCCGATCGTTGAGCGAGGCGTGGGCTTGTAGTCGAAATCTCGGGTGAAACGGACTCGTGCCATCGTGAGCTCCCTTCAGGCGATTGCTGGATCACGGAGGCGATACAGGAGCGCCACCACAGGGTTTTTTGGATCACCGGAGCCGAGACCGGGGAGAAGGCCGCCAGTGTTCGCCTCGTCGAGCAGGCTCTGAACAACAAGCAGGACGGCAGCGTTGACGCGAGGCGGTACGGTCTCCTCATCCCAGTCCGCATCTGGCATCTTCAGGTAATCGAGGACCGCATCCTCGGCCTGGCTGATCTTTAGCTCGATGTCTGGAAGGCGCTCATCACCGTCAGCGAGATCGAGGCGCAGCGCGAGATTGACTTGATCGACTGTTACAAGCGCCATATCACTTCCCCTTGGCCGGTGTGCCGATCGTCAGCGGCTGGAACTGCTTGGCCTCCTTCATTTCGCCGTCCTTACCATCGCGGCCCTTCTTGGCGCAGAGCGTCCAGTCCTTTGAACCGTCTCCCGGTTTATCCGTCGTCTTCACGGCGTCGCAGTGCCAGAGGGAGCCGGCCCACGTCACGGTGTCGCCGCGTTCGTAGGAGCCTTCACGATAGACGCCGCGGTAAAGCATGACCGGGAAGCCTAGCTCGACCTTGTAGTCCATCTCCTTGCCGGTGAAGGACAGGAGCACCGTGCGGCCGTCATCCATGACCGTGGCATCGAAGTCTTCGAGGTTGAAGCCATCGCGTCCAGGTTTACCGGGTTCGCCATCCTTGCCGACGACAAGACCGAGATCCTTCGCGGTACCGTCCGACATGGTGACGACGAGGTTGCCCGATCGATCGATGAGAGCGCCGACGACATCGACCGGTGCTGACTTGCCAGCTATGTCGGCCAGCCGCTTGTCCATGGCGTCGATCCTGGCCTCGAAGGCGTCGAAGGACTGTTCGACATACGCCTTTACCGCCTCGAAGCCCGCGTCGAATGCTTCCTGCAAATCCATTACGCGGCCTTTCGTGTCTTGCGGGGAGCTGAAAACAGCCCCTTGGCGTGGGTGACAGAGAGTTTCTTCTCTGGTGGCTCTGGCGTGGCCGCTGGCGGCGGTTCAGGCGCTGGCGCGGTACCGAACGGGTCAGCTTGCGCATCGCGCTTGGCGAGCGCTGCAAGGCTGTAGTTCTGCTGTTGCAGGTAAACGCTATCACCGCCGATAACCGGTTTGAGATCCAGCTTCCGCCGCTTCTCGTCGATCGTCATGATGCCGGACGCCTTGTCGAGCGTCTCCATCAGAGACAGGCTGTCCATGCGGAGCAATCCGTCCTGGTCGAACTCAGTCCCCAACGTTTCCCCGGTTCCGAGACCTTCGTCGAGGCAAAGCTCGATGTCCTCCATGAGGCGCTGCAAGCACTGGCTATAGTACTCGACGTTCAGGCTCTGGACGTTGTTGTTCGTCGGCATCTGGCCAACGCCGATCTTGTAAGGCGGGACATGATACGTCGAGCAGATGACTTCGGCGGTCCACTTGAGCTGCTCGATCAGCTGGCTATCAGTGGACTTTGCCCTCATCGCCTCGTACTTGAGGCCATCCCCGAGAACAGCCACCTTGCCCGAGTTCTTGCCCGAAAAGCTGCTATCCCAGTAGTCTTTGACCCTCTTTGCCGTCGCATCTTCAATCGCACCAGGCGCGGTGAGTACCCCTCCGGGCTGCGCACCGTTCTGGAAGAACAAGGCGCTGTCATTCTGGATCGCAAGCCCCTGCATTGCTGCGAGCCCGCCTGCGAAGATCGGCGAGAGGCCCACCAGCGGATGGAAGAAACAATTGAACCGATCGTGGATGATTTCACGCGCCGGAACGACAATGAACTGGTCCACACCGCTCAAAGCATCTGTATTCAGCTGGTAGAAAACCGCCCCGCTATCGGACACGAGCGGCGTGACGAGATCCGGGTTCAGGACGTAGAGCTTCACCACGACGCCGCGACCGTCGCGCTGCTTCAGGATGTATGCGTTCCCGCGCTGCAGCTTCGACAGCACCCAGCTTTCCATGAACTGGATGCGGGTCTGCCAATCGTTCGGCTTGCGCAGGACAGGCGAATAAGCAGGGTTCGATGTCTCCGACCAGATGCCGTTGCTGTCCTTTGACACAAGCTTGATACGAAGCTTGGCAATGTCCGAGGCGATTAGCGTGCGGCAGGCGAAGTCAGCGTGATTGGAAAGAACGGAGTCGAACTTGATCTCTACGTTCTGCTGCCATGCACCCGGATAGCTTTCGAGGATCGACCACCAGCCGCGACCGCCCTGCGGGACGGGCGAGATAGCCTTCTGCGCCGTCTTTGCGCGAGATATGTTGAACCCTAAAAGGCGCATCACTTAGCGTCCTTCGCCTCTGCGATTTTCGACTTAAGAGTTTCGGCGTCCCATCCGTTGAACGCCCGTTTGCCAAGAACGTCCTGATATTGCTTACGGAGAGCAGCCAGCCCGTCGGCCGGCGCATCGGGCGCTTTATGTTTAGCCTCGGACCGATCAGGCGCGGCCTTTGCCTTCTTGATTGCAATCAATAGGCGACCGTTCATGTTCGACGTGGTGAACCTGTCGCCTGCCGAGAGCCGACGCGTTCCATAGACCATGGGGCGAGTAGCAATGAGGTCCATTTAACCCTCCATTCAAACGAGTAAGAGGCGGGGCCAAAGCCCCACCTCACACCTGTTCACCAGCTTTTACGGGGTGACTACTGCGCCGTAGTCGGCATCGCCGATGTAAGCGACGGCAGAAGCGCGGCGCTTAGCGAAGTTCAGCGGACGTACGACCTTGATGGCCACGGAATCCGTCTGAAACATCGACACAACGCTGGTATTTGCCACCGGAGTGTCGCTGGCGCCGTCCGGAGCGCTGTCCATCTGGATGGCAGCCTCTGTCGAGAGCGAGACTTCGACGCCACGATCACCGATCTTGTAGATGTCGGACGGCTTCAGCAGGATCAGGTCGCCGGCACCAACGTTGCCACCCGCAACCAGCGGATCGCCCAGGAGCGAGCCACCGTTCGCCGAAAGGCCGGGGAATGCCCAGTTGCCGAGCGCGTTCTGCATGAGACCGAGCGACTTCGCCAGCGACTGCGTGGTGACGAAATAGAGGCCATCTGCGTTGTTCGCTGTGATGAAGCCCCCATAGAGAGCCTTCACGTCGGCGATTACGCCTTCGATGTCATCGCCTGCGCTGGTTCCCGCCGTGAGCCCGTTCAGGATGCCGGCTGGGGAAACGCCGGCGCTCGCCGCGCCGGTGCCGAGGAAGGTCTGATCGACACGCTGCGCCGATGCCTCGACGAGAGCGTCACGAACGAGCTTTTCGGCAGATGGCGAAGAGTCGCGGAGCAGTTCCTTCGACACCACGGCAAGGGCAGCAACCTTGAGCGGTGTCAGGTTGACGTCCATGAAATCCGCCTTGCTGACGGGAATGGACTTGGACTGACCAACCCAGTAACCGGTGGCCGCGCCATCCTGGCCGGCGATGTTGACGTTGGCCGGAACTTCGCGCAGCGGCAGCTTGTCGAAAACGGTACGGCTGTACAGGTACTCGATGAAGTCGCCGGTGTAGCGATCGATATGGACCAATTCCGCACCCCATTCACCGGAGTCGGTGCCGCCGCCAGCAACAGCAGCCTTGATTGTCTCGACGAGCTGCGGGCTTTTCTGGCCCCAGCGCTTGTGCGCAATGCCGACCGCCGAGACATCATCGATACGGGCCAGGGTCTTTGCGATCACCATGCGGGTGAAGTTCTGACCTTCGAAAGCCTCGTCCTTGTCGCTCTTGATCACGACAGGAGCGCCCATGCGAGCGGCAGCGGCAGCATCAGTCGTCTTGATCTGGTTGGCGACGACCGGCCTTGCGCTGAGAGCCTGTGCCTTCTCCAGAGAGCGGAAACGCTTCAGGTCACCGTCGATCTGCTCGACTTCGCCCTGCAAGGTGTCGAACTCTTCCTGTTCGGACTGGTCCGTGGAGCGGCCTTCGTCGATGGACTTCTGCATGATATCGGCCATGCGAGCGGCTTTAGCCTGCCGAGAGGCTTCCAGCGCCGCGATCTGTTCAGCAATGGTCTTCATAGCTGTGTATTCCTTTGGTTTCAGGTTTACTGGTTTGGTGGATTTTCCCGAGGCGCCGGGGCGAGCAGGCCGATCGCCGGCCTTCGGCTCTTTGCCTGACGCGGCAAGCAGAGGGCGATCGATCGACTTGATGGTGGAGATCACCGCATCAGCGTTTGCCGGTACGGAGACGAGCGAGAGTTCGAGGACTTCGGAGGCGATGAAACGAATACCGCCGTTGTCCATCCAAGCGTGTTCAAGAGAGCGAAAACCAATCGAGACGGCTCTGACCAGTCCAGCCTTCAGTTCGCCCCATGCGGTTTCAATACGATCGCGCAGCGGGCCAGCTTCCTCGATTATCGGGAGCTTTGCCTCGAAGGTGATGCCGTCCTTAGTGGGTTTGTCGAAGGTCACGGTACCGACAGGTTTATCGTGATCGTGCTGATGCAGGAGTGGCATCGGGTTCTTGAACTGGACGCCGAGGGGTTCAACGATGTCGCCGACGCGATCCGGGTTTGGTGTGGTGGCCACGCCGCGGATAATGCGCTGCTCCTCCTCGACGGCTTTCACCGTCAGGACCGAATACATCCTGTTCATTTGTGCTTCCTTATCGGCCGCCGACGACTAGCATCTGGAATTGCGGCTTGCGCTTCGGTTCGGGGTTGCGGCTCATCACCGTCACGGCATTGAAAAGCGCCATCGCGACGTCGATCTTCGCATCGCCGGCATTCTGCTTCGTTGCTCTGATTGCCGTTGCCGTCGGCTCTATCTTCAGGTTGCCGACGCACCACTGCATGAGGGCGGTGCCGGAATGGCGTAAGGTGCCATTCGCAAGCTTCCGTTCTGCCGTCTTGATGGCGTTCATCAACTGGTAGCCCTGCGGCACGCCGATCAGGAGCCCCTCTTCCTGCGTCACGCCGATCTCGTCGAGAGCTTCGACCATTTCGCCCAGTCCGGCCGGGTCGACGGCGACACAGGCAAGAAGACCAGCGTCTTTGATCTGTGCGACGATACCGACGATATCCGAAATATCTTCAAGCTCGTCGTCAACAATCGTCAACTCGCCCTTGGCCTCGAATTCGCGCAGCTTGGTGGCTATCGACTGGCGCCGCCTCAGAACGCCGTGGTGGCACCAGGCGTGCACCCAACAGAGCCACTCTCGCGTCGCCTTGTGCCTTCCAACGACAGCGAGGCCGAACAAGTCATCGAGGCCGCCACCGTCCAACCCCGGCACGATCACATCGCAGCTGGCGAGAAGGTACTCGAGCGTAATCTTCTCTTCTGCCCTACCGTCCCAGAGATCAGCCCCTGGCCATCTGTTGGCCCTGAGGTTCATTCCGATCTCAACGTTCAGATGTTTAGCGAGGAAAGTTGCCAGCGTCGTGCGGTCACCGGCCAATTCCTTCGTCATCTCGTCTTGCAACCACTCCTGGCTGACCGATCGACCGATATTCGGATTCGTGACGTAAAAGTTCGTCGGATCTTCGTAGGCTTTCGCCTTGATCATCTCAGGCGGAAACTCATAAATCACCGGCAAGAACTTGCGGTTTTCGATCACACCGTCTCGAACGTTTCGAGCATAGTCCAGCTTCGCCTTGAAGACGCCGGCGGGTGGCTCGTCGCTTTGGGTCGACAGAGTGATGATGAAACCTTCCGGCCTCGACACCAACCCGCCCGTCGCCTCCCTGAGCATCGCATCTGCGTTTGCTCGCTTGCCGAACACCCAAAGCTCATCGATGAGTATCCGACCTGCCTTTTTGCCGGACACCGTATCCGTGTCAGCGGCGACTACCTTCAGCGCCGCATCAGTTCCGAGGTGCTTGATCGTCCGAAGGTGGTCCTGAACGACAAGCAGACCGCCCTCGTCTGCGTTGGCGTCAAGCTCAGGATCTGCCCGAACCATCGCGGCGGCCGGTTTGTAGCTGTTTTGTGCAACCTCGATCGTGGGCGCGAGGATCAGAAGCTCCTCGTTGTGCCGCCAGTTGATTATCAACGCCGTCAGCATGATTGCGGCGGCGATGGTCGATTTCGTGTTCTTCTTGCTGATCAGCAGAAAGAATTCGGTGATGAGCTGCTTCCCAGTCTCGGCGTCATAGGCGCCAAAGATTGCGGCGACGAAATCGAACACCCACTGGTCGCTGACTTCGCCGAACGTCGGTTGCCCTGGCAGATCGGTGACCTTCAGCGCCTTGAAGACACTCAAGGCGTAGTCAGCCTCGCTCTGGAACAGCGGACGGAAGGCGACAAGCGAACGCTGCGAGACAATGCGCTTCTCCCAATCGGGGCAAGCGGTCGACCAATTCAGCGTCACGTGTTATCGACCGCCAGCTTGGGCCCAGGCCGCTGGGCAAACTTTCCGCCTGCGGCTGACGCGGCAGCGGCCGCATCCTTTCGAGCAGCCTTCTTTCCGGCCTTTGCCTCTTCCGCCTTCGCATGGACGAACGGGGCTGCTGCAATCGCCATCTTATCCCGGCGCGCATCTTCTGCGCCGTCATCGTTCATCACATCAAGCATGTATTCGAGCGGGCTTTTGTCACCCAAGGACTTCTGCGGCTTTTTCGCGTGCTTTTCGTCACGAGCGATTAGAGCCTTGCCAGCTTCCTTCCGCGGCCGGCCGGCGCCCGGGCGGTAACCACCTCTGGCCATCTTTGATTCCTTTGATTTCTAGGAAGCGAAATTCAAACAGCAGAAATAAAATCTCTGCATGTGGGGGACGCGGGTCCGGCCCTGAGGAC